AACTTGATGGGAGTGAGATACATGTTTTATTATGATATTATAATTTCTAAGCTTGACTTAGGTATGGAACATGTACGAAAGATCATGGAAATCATGGATGATGAAATGTTCCCAACAAAGAGAGAGTGGGCCTATGTAAAAATATGCAACGAACTCAAACAGATACATTTACAATTACAAGAACTCGCGAGACTAAAGGTAATACATGCACCGGGTAGATTAGATCCATCCGCACAAGTGGATACACGATCTTCGGCCAGAATTGACCCATCGGCACCACCTTATATGAACTTCACGTCTCAGGAGGAGAGTTGACTTCTCGGTCGGTCCATTCCTCATGCAATTCTTCTAAAAACTGATTAAGACCGGGATACATAACTTCTTCATCAAGTTCCCTCCATCGTTGATGAAGTTGTTCTCGATCTCGTTGGGCAGCAGTATCAGGATCGGATGGTAAAGTTGGTTCGTAAACGGGTGGTCCGTCACGTTCCGGGTCATAATCTGTTTCCCACATGGGTTCATTCGAGTCTAGCAGAAACGAAGGTGGTTTCACCTTGTCTCGCAATTGCTTGATAGTATCACAGAGCTCGATGTAATCCCCCTCCAGGATTCTATCGGCATTCTTGTCGACGAGCGCGATGAGTTTATGAAAAAGATCCATCTTACATATACAATTACAACGCATCACTTAGGTTAGAAAAAGTCTTTGAACCCTTTTTAGCACTATTTTCAATTTTGTAAAACTCTTCAAACAATGGGGTGATATCATCCCCTTTATAAACTGCCTGACGCACTCGTCCAATGAAACTGTTTAATTTCGTATACGTTTCTGTGTGACTCGTTGTCTCTACGAAGGATAATAAACGTTTACACTTCGTAAGGAGAACATCCAAATTCCTCTTTCTTTCATTATGGAACTCGCGTTCCAACTCGATATACCTCTTCTCACCACAGTCATTTATCGTCTCAATGAGACGTGTGTCGTCTAGTCTTTGAACAGGTTGCGGGGCAATGAGGTTTGCAATCGATCGTAGTAAACTGAACGGCATTTTTTAGGGGTAGGCGGGGGATCGACTGGTGTTGTGCAGTGCAAAACTTCTTCCCAGATGAGTCTCTGAACGTCTGGACACAGTGGAGCAGTCGCTTGGAGAAAGGCGATACGGAGATCGTCAGTAGCCAACCCAGAGATACCGAGAGGTACAGTGGAACGAACAAACAAGTTGTTGATGGGGAGAACGTATTCAGTCATCTTAGTTTTCGGGACTATCATTTTCACTTAGGTGTTCTTCGCGCTCAATCGAAATTTTCTCAAGTTCAATATCAAGAAGTAAACGGTAAGGGGCATCCCATAGGGCGGTTTTGACCCATGTATATGTATTTGCGAGATATACGGATCCCATAGACGCGAATGTCTGATAAACAGCCTGGAGGTATATCATATATGTGTACTAGCATTCTTCTTTTTATATGTATTCATGAGTTTACAGAAATCTGCTATACTGTATAAAGCGATCGACCCTGTGAAAATGATCGTGTTCCACGCGATACGTGGAACCATAATATAATGTTTAGTGATATTAGAAATGGGACTAGAAGACGTACCCAAAAAAGTTCAGTATGTCATTCTGGATTCTAGATTTGTAAATGGTACAAACAATGTATTCTCACTTGACCTGACTTTGAAGTCAAACACACATGTCGAGGACATGAGTCGAGTCATAGGAATCAAGATGGTCGACTTTTACATCACACAGATTGGCGAGAATGATTCAAATCTCAACACGAACATCGCCAAATATGTTGATGTCATATGTCCAGACGTTCCCAAAGTTGCACAAATGTTGGACGAACGAAATGGACAAATATTAGCTCGTGTACCACTTGAGCGACATTTTGGTGGGAGTAATGGGATTCATTTACGCGATAAACAATGGAAGAACTTTAATCCTCCCACGAGATATTTCAATCCCATATCCATCAAGAAACTTAACTTTAAGATTTTTGAACAACAAGATGATGGTGATTATCTATCATTACAGCCAGATGCACAGTGGTCGATGGTTCTAGAAATCACAACCATTAACGTAAAAGAAAAAACACCGAATAAAGAAGTTCAGATTTTGGAAGTACTCGATAAACTTCTCAAAAGGCTTGACACACTTAATGAAAATGTTCAAAAGTTACCTGAAAAACCTCCAGACGAAAACCCTAAAAAGTATTCATTTGGTCTTTTAGTGTTCATATTGGTCTCATTACTGGGTGGATTCATATGGTGGGTGAATAAATCTTCTGCGTAAAATATATGGGAGGTAGAAAGGGTCGAAAATTTTCACTCTCATCATCTTATGAAGAAACTGAATACTACTTAGAAGAGGAGACTGATATCCAACCGACGGTAACCCCTAAAAATGAAAACCAGAAAACCTATAATCGAGCGCTTTATAGTCTTAGTAAACCTATGGTGTTCGCCGTTGGTCCGGCGGGAACGGGTAAAACGATGTTAGCATGTTATGCAGCTATATCGGGGTACAATGATAAAACCTACAAAAAAATTGTACTCACTCGACCCGTTGTATCGGTGGAAGAAGATATTGGTTACCTACCCGGTACACTCGAAGAAAAAATGGATCCATGGACAAGACCCATCATGGATGTGTTTGGAGAGTTTTACAGTCAAAGTGATATTCACTACATGATAAAGGAGAAGATCATTGAGATTTGTCCTTTAGCATATATGCGGGGTCGAACATTCAAGAATGCATTTGTGATTGCTGATGAAATGCAAAATTCCACCCCTAATCAGATGAAGATGTTACTGACGCGTATAGGCGAAGGATGTAAAATGATCATCGCAGGTGACCCGAAACAACATGACCGAAAATATGAAGATAACGGTCTCAAAGATATTTATACACGTTTACATGGTAAGAATCATAAACGAATTGAGTACATAACGTTCGAGTTCAATGATATAGAACGAAGTCCCATCGTGCGAGATATTCTCGAGATTTATGGTGACAACTAATAATATACAGATGACCACCGGTACAGGAGTCGGTACGATCATGTCTATATTAGCGTTATGCTCCGGAACACCAATCGAACCTTTACCACTCCTGTATATCATGGCATCTGCGAGATGGGCTTATGGCGCCGATCGTTACCTCGATGGCAAGACTGAAGATACACCAGAATCGATAGCCGCCTCTCTTTTACTTGCAAATCTCATACTTTGGTACAGTGATCAATCAAAGTACATCACTCCGGAGATTTTTTCAATCTTGTTGTATCCGTCGTTTAAACAAAATTTACCATTACTAAAACCATTCTACGTCGGTACATTTTGGGCGGGAGCTATCAGTGTTGTACCGCATCTCATAGCTCACACAGATGTTATAAATGATGAAGTGTTGGCGATGGGACTTCTCGCGACAAGTGTATCAAATATGGCTGACATAGAAGATGTAGACGAAGATGTTGAAAATGGGATCTACACGATACCCACTCGGATAGGTGTGACACCTACCCGTATACTTTCAGCTGGATTATTCATTGGTTCGGTATGTAAAAGTGGGCTACTTCCTGTATCAAATGCAGTTCGTGAGCGAAAGCGTGTAACGTTACACGCGTACCGTCCTCAGTTTTTATCAACACCTTTACCGACGTTCAGATCCTTTCCATTATAATTCTCGAACGCTTCATCCCCGTATAAGTCTTCGAGTAGATCGAGTGTTTCCTGGACATCCTTGAGTGAAGATTTCGTCGAACGCAAATTCCATTCGGCAAGTCTCTTCAGCTTTTCCTGACCTCGCTTATACTTTTCAACCTGTGTACGTAGCTGAGACAGCTCAACGTTGTCTGATTCATTTGACGATTTAGCATTTCCATAGCGACGTTTTCGGATATGCTTGGGTCGCTTATTCTCATTGCTTGACGAATTATAAATACGGGTGGGTGTAATACTAAGAACTACCATGTATTTATAATGAGTGATTCAACTTTATATGTATTTAAGCATCAACGGTAACTGGCTTCTTTTTAACTGGGGCTTTTTTAACTGGGGCCTTCGCGGGGGCCGCCTTCGCGGGGGCTGGACACTTGCACTCACCGGCAGGACCGGCAGGACCGGCAGGACCGGCAGCGCCAGCGGGACCAGCAGCACCGGTGGGACCACGCGCACCAGTGGGGCCGGGAGGACCGGCGGGACCTGGTGGACCAGTAACGCCTGGACCACCACCACCACCATTGTCAACAATCTTTAAGAGTAAGTCAAATAGACGGGTCTTGTCGATGCGAACACGCGCCATCTCCTGTTCAATTTCCTTGCGAAGGGTAGACATAATACTATACATAAAAGAAAGATTATCTTTATACTAAATGATCGTGATCGGTCCTGCCCTGAACACTGGGATTGGACAACACGCTAAGAAATATACACAACTCTTCGGAAATAGTTCCGTGTATTATGTGATTGGTAAGGAGCTTCCACAATGTGAGAATGGACTCATTTTCATGCTCCCAGTTCCTGCACATATGGAGTACCTTAAACACGCGAAACGACGTATCAAGAATCTCGCCTGTATGACTGTATGTGAAACAGAGACTGTACATGAGGACTATGGTCTCATCATGCAAGAATTCAAACGGGTTGCCGTTCCGAGTGAATTTTGTAAACGCGTTTTATCGAAACAGTTTCCAGATAACGAATTCTATGTTATTCATGCACACATTCCAGAACCA